GTCTCTTAAAACTGTATTATATTGTAATTTTATGGGGGCATAGGCTACCTTACGCAATCGTTATCCCTGCATCAATATATTTGCTGCAGCGTATGCAAAACATTACACCATCTGTAATCTCTACTGTCTTCTTGTGCGTGCATATCATACTTGAATCCCCTAACACTTTTATCTGTGCATCTATGCTTGACCTATACAATACTAATTGATCATAGTAGGATTGCATATTTAAATTCACATCAATACCTATGCTTAATTTGTTTTCTTTCATATCAATCAACCTCCACTATTGGTATCACATTCCCATTACTATCAAACATGTATCTTAACTCCACTTGCTTACCGTGTGCCTCGTTGTGGTGCTTTAAACATAAGTAAGTAAGGTTATCAAAGTTTAATGTTATATCTGGATTGTTTATGTTACTTGGCTTTAACGTAATTAGATGATGCAGTATTAATCCCGGCTCATTGTCACATCTTGCACATAACCCATACACTGAACTAATATAAGCAGCCCTGCATTGCTCCCATGCCTTGGAGTTATAGAAGGCTTTAGCGAATGATTGTGCCATATCATCTACTCAAATCCTTTAGATAATGTGTGCCTCTGTAATCACGCTTAATAACTTTAACTTCATTGCCTTTTACTACAGTCTCAACTGATACATCAGGCTTATCAGATACGTCCACAGCTTTAATCTTTTTACCCTTTGCCAATCTGTTTAATACTTCATATAGTTTCATACCCTTATCACCCCTATATCCATTAATTACCACACTACGCCATTACTGCGTTTGGTTCCCTTCGCCCATGCTACCAGTATAATTAATTTATGTTCATCAACTCACACATAAACATAATGAGTACAGTCACTATTACCGCCAGCAATATAAACATCTTAGCTACAAACCATCCACCCTTGTAAAATATCAGTTCTCTAATCACGTCTATCATATCGCTCACCTCTGCCCTCTTGTAGCCTAATACAGTACCTACATTTGCTCCAATTTTGCCTGTCATATATCAATATCCAATATAGCGTCTCATTCGCATGTAAAAATAGCCTTGCACAATCTATGCAGGGCGTTGGCTCGTAAAATCTTAGTACTAGTGTTCTCATAGTTTTATCCTTATTAATTGTTTATACTTTTAGCTCTCTTCTTCTCAATCTTCTGAAATACTTTTTCCAAACACCTTTCACCTTGTAATCATCTTGTCTTCCGTCTATGTTATATCTTTTTGATGTATCTTTTCCCATATTGTCAACAATCCTTTCACCCTATAAAAAGGAGGTGCCCGCCAATTTCAGCGGGCTGTATGAAGAATTATGAATTATTTAGTTCTTTACACTTTATATTATATTTTATTTATTTTGCCCCCGCGGCTCATTTTTTATTTATTTTAAATTTATTTTTGCTAGGCGTTACTGCGTTTGACTGCCATTGTTGAAAATAACAATAAACTATTGTGAAATAACACTTGACAAGTAACGCATAATGCATTACAATGTGGATATACTAAATTAAACGGAGGTAAGAAAAATGAGTAAATTGTTAAAAGACTTATCGTATGGATTGGGTGTCAGTGCTTTCAAAAATGGTACAGTGTGTATTCCCGCAATGGATAAATTATTAATGGAAAATTGTATTAAAGGTTGTCAGGTTGGAGAATCGATCCCTTATGTAAAATCATGGATTAAAGGTTGGACATTGGCAAATTTAGATAGAGCATAAAATTTACGGTTGGCGGTAATCCAAAACCGCCCTTGGAGGTAGTAAAATGATTAAATTTGAAATAGGGAAAAGGTATTCAATGAAGTCGGTATGTGATTCGGATTGTGTATGGAAGTATAATGTAACATCTAGGACAGCTAAGACAATAACATTAGACCATCAAAACACATTTAGGGTAAAAGAATATGATGGCTCTGAGCTAATAACACCATTAGGGAGTTATTCAATGGCACCAATACTAAGAGCAGATAGGATGGCGGTATAACATGAAAACTACAATTAACATGCGGATTGATAAGGTCTTGAAGGAAGCATTAAAAGAAATTGCAAAAGCAAACAGTCGGAGCATTACAAAGCAAGTTGAACACTGGATAATCACAAATAAAGTGAAATAAAAAAAAGGATCCCTAATCGGATCCTTTAATTTTTATCTAATCATTCCCAGCTCAATTCCCACATCATATATAATGCGAAACCTCGTTCTCTTCATGGTTGCCACTGACATATATGTATCACAATTCAAGTATCCCTTGCCGTCCCAAAAATGCTCCTGTACGAATTTTTTTTCCTCGCTGCCTAGTTTACTGTATACCGTCTCAAACGCCTGTAATTCTTCTGATAGTCTGCTCATACCCACGAGCCGTACCACCTTGTCGCCTGTTGTGTCACTTGTGTTGCTTGTCCGTCTGTGTGACCCTTTGTCTGGCGGGGAAGGTGAAGCGAGTAATATTGAGTTTGTGTTTTGCATATATTCATATTTTAAACCTTTGTAATCCCTGATTATATCCGTGACATATCGTTGTACTCGCTCGGGTATAATGCTTTTCGGTATGTAATTCCTCAATTATCTACCTCCCTCGATAATTTGCATTCTTTGGGGCCACGAGGAACTCTGCATATATCGGCTTCACAAGTTTCTTTGTCTTTGCATAATTTGCAGCAAGTATTTTTGCCTGTTATTCCGCATTTCAGTTGACATTCTTTCATCCCTCGACCTCCTTATAATTTTTTAAATCCTAATATTACATATCCCTCTGCACAATAAACCAGATGGTCTAAAACATAGGTGATTATGCAAGGTATCTTTCTACCTGTGTATTTCTCTGGCGGTATGAACTCTTCAAGTATCATGATGTCACCGACTTTGAAATTTCTATCATTCTTTCTAACTTCAAATGTTTTCGTTCCAATGTCCACATCGTTAAAATATGGATTAATTGTTTTCAACTTGTGCGGTTCATTCATATTTGCACACTCAAAATTTTTGTATTCTGGGCTTACACACCCTATGCACCTTTGCATGTTTGGCTTTGCAGCAAAGGCATTATTATTGCAGTTTTTGCACCCTTTTTCATTTTCACATTTAGGCTTGCATATTTTACACTTGAAATTTGGTTTAATAGGTCTTTGCCCGTCATATTCCAAATAACATTTTCTACACGGTTCTTCCGAAATAATTAAACCCCGATATTCACAATTATTGCACCCTTTTTCATGCTCACATTCCATCAATCTACCTCCTCAATAAACTCATTTACAAAATAGTGGTATTTCACTTTCTTAATTTCAGATCTAATTTGACAACCTATTTCTTTGCAGTCGTTTTCATTTATGCTCTTTTTCCTCTTTGGGTTTCTATCTGTTTCTGAGTTTTTAAATTGATTAAAGCTATTAATTCTAACAAAATATGTATTGTTTGTTTTTCTAAAATTAAATATAAATCCCGCGTTCACGTCCTCGAACTCTGCAAATTTTGTTAATTGTTTAATTTGATTTTCTTTAATGATTTTTTCTTGAAACGAAAACGATGTATTTTTTGTTGATTTTAACTCCAAAAAAAATAAATTAGGTGTTTTGAAAACTATAAAATCGCATGGGTTTTTAGGTGTAAATGTTGTATGTTCTGTGTCTCCGAAAGACATTGTACTGTCTTGTATTCGCATTACACATATATTTTCTTTTTCGCAACTTGCCTTAAATTGTGCTTCAAAATTTTTGCCTTCTGTCATTGTTATCCCTCCTATGCGCCTATTTAAGCGTTTTAAATTTTAATTAATATACTATCACCGCTTACATGTATTAAACTTGTCCACTGCCCTCATACGCCCTCGAGCGAGTATTAGAAGGGTAATTGGTCCGTATCGATCGGATAGAACCCATCTTGACCACTTATGGTTCGTTGTGTCTCAACTGGCTTTACGAACCCCTTTGTGGTCTCTGGTTGAAATGTATTGCCTGATGTTGAATGTTCAGCTATTTCAAAACCGAAAATCACAACGTTTAAATATGTTTTCTTTTCGTGTCCGTTGTCTATTGTTACGTTTGTAATCTTGCCACTTATAATTTTAATTTTTGCTCCCTCTTTCAGGTTTAGTGAATCATTCTTACACTTTCCAACAAATCTGCAAAACCAATTACTGTTAATGTATTTACCCTCGTTCTGCCTGTCTTTTTCCGATGTTGAAATACGACCGTTTACATAATTTCCTTTGTCTTCCGTTTTCCATACTGTTGCGTATGTGTTATTAAAAAATATCATTTTTCACCCTCCTTAAAATTTCTAACAAATTCATCAACCGCTATTTTCAATAAATTTACCTCCTTTATTTCGGCATATAATTTGATTGCCAGTGCTATGTTTATAATTTCATTCATTCGTGCGTGTATGTCTTTTTTATTCATATTGCGCCCCTTTCCTGCAAATTGTAGTATGTGCTGTGATACTTTTTCAACTGTTCAATGTATTTTTCGTACCTGCCGCTTTCCTTCGCCTCACTGAGGATACTTTTTATTTGCTTGCGAGGTCTGTCGAGAGTTTCCGCTATCTGCTTAACTGTGTTTCTTTCGCCGCCAATGTGGGTCCATGTACAAATCCATTTTTCTGTATTTGGTTCCAGTTCGCGCCATTCCGTACCGGCTGGCTTTATAATTGCCACTTTCTTTTTTCGCCGACCTGCCCTATACCATTCTCTTTGCAACCGTCTATTATGTTCTATCGCACATTCGCCGGTGCATACCTTTTGATTAAATCTCATTAACATTTCTATTTTGCATACAGGGCATATTTTTAATGTTCGTTTGTACCCGGTTTTGATATATTCAGCCATTTGGCACCTCTTCGGGATTAGAGTAAATATTGCCGATAACTTCGCCACATTCAGCAAGTTGGGGGAATTCTAATGTATTACAATCTCTATCACCGATTTTTATACCGTTAAAACTGCAACTATTTTTACTATAATAAACTTCATAATTACAATTAAAATATTCGTTTTCTTTTACAATGTCCCCCTCATATATCTCCTTGCCGTTTTTATCTTTTAATCCCGTATATTGCATTAGTTCAATACTTTCAAACCCAATCCAATCTCCTTGCATTTCGTAAGTGTCTAATTCTTCACCACAAAAACTTATATCCCTTACTGCATACATTATATTTCCATCTTTATCCCATGCTCTAAACTTAATCTCTCTCATATAAATTCCTCCTAATCCGAATTTTTATATAAACTCTCTAATATTTCCTCGTCATATTCCCTTTGCTCAAAATTATCCTTGATGGATTTCTTTTGTGACGGCTTTTGTTGCACTTTTGGTGGTTCTTCAAAATTTTCATCTAAATAGTCAACATACCCCGTATTAAAAAATGTACTTCCGTTCTGATACTCTTTCCATTCTTCTTTTGTTCTAACATATCTATCAATACATTTTTGTAATACTTTGAAGCTTACTTTTTGCAACTCTTTTTTCTTTGTATCTGATATTTGTGCTTTGCCTTTTTTATTAGGATAAAGATTCCAAACACTTTTAAAAAATAATTCGATGTCTTGTTTTATATTTTGTTTTATATTTTGTTTTAAAACCTTGCTTTCTTGGTGGAAGAGTTGTTCACCTGGGGTGGTGATGTATTCTTCACCTGGGGTGGTGATGAGTTGTTCCACTGTTGTATTGATTAGTTGTTCACCTGTGGAAGTATTGTTCACCTGTGGAAGTATTGTTCTACTGTCCCAATCGTTATAATATTTATTCAACGCCAATATCCTAGCCGTTTTATCTGTGTGTTTTTTCATTACTTTTATTACTTTTAATTTAATTAAGTTATTAAGTTCAATAGATATATACCGTTTAGAAACATTAACCCCTTTTGCAATAAAACTCTCTGATATTGAATGTTCTTTTCTGCTAAACCCATATGTATATCTGCAAACAATTAACAATATTTTAAATTGTGTTGCGTTGAATTTTGATTTATAAATTACTTCTAAAAGTTCGTTACAAATTGGCGTATACCCATTTTCTTTTTGAGGGCCACTCACGTTATCACCTTCTTTCTATTCTTCAAATAATTCATTTTGATACTCGTTGTCTTTTTCGGGGTTTCCGTATATCCACCATTGCATTAACTCTTCGCCTGTGTTCCATGTACATTTTTTGCCCTTCAACCGTCTTAATTCAATTACTTTGTCAAAAGTATTGATATATGCCTGTTTGTGTTTCGGGAATCTCTTAAAATCTCTTAACATATTCTTTTCGCCACCCATTGGACAACCTATGCAACCTATTCTCTTTTGACCTTCATCATACAGACAACAATGTTCAATATTCCTATCATTCAAAAACTTCCACACGTCCGTATCTTCCCAGTCAATAATCGGATTAACTACCCTTTTCCCCTTTTTAGTACAGTTTTCAAACATTCTCCTATCTTCATCATTGTCATTAAATAATATTTTATCTTTATAACTTTTAGTAACTACTTCAAAAGGTCTACGCCCTTTACGTCGTACACTTTCTGCGTTCCTTACCCCTGTTAAACAAATTCGTCCTTCTCCACCGTGTTCTTTTAATTCCTTGCAACAAAACCTTTGTATCCTTGAAGGTGGACCCATATGATATAAAATTAATCCCCACATACTTTTTTTGTATTTGTCAAATATCACATCAGGGTAATTCGAGCGGATAAATTTAACTACCTCTGGAGGGTCAATCCCTGTAAAATTATAATGAGCGTCAAACTTAACTCCTGCTTCGATTGCTACGTGGTATAAGGCTTGGCTATCCTTACCACCGCTAAATGCTAAATAATAACCTTCTGAGGGTTCAAACGCCCGTAAGCGGTCTATTGCTAACTTAACTTTATCAACGTCCTCAATTAGCCCATTTTCAATCAACATTTCCCCCACTCCCCAATCAATAAATTCTTTTCATTCTCAGTCATACACTCAATCCCAAGTTCCCTGCATTCAGAGATTATTTCATCAATTAATATCGCCATTTCCTTGCTATTGTAGGTACTGCTACCGTAATACGAGATTACATTTGTGTACCCTGCTAATTTGCTTTCGCCGACTATTCCCGCATACCACCCAAGTCCAATTTTGCTCCACCTTTCAACATGGGATTCCACTGCATCATTTCTAATTGGTCTAATGTCAAACTGCCCTACTCGTTTTATTGCGGTCTGATATACAAAATCTTTCGTGTTTCCTATAGATTCCGCTATCTTTTGGCATAACGCCCAACAATACGAATTAGCGTCCTTGCTTCGGTCAGGATGATACTGTTTGATTTCCACGCTTAACATTTTCCCTTTACCAAGTATCTCCCTTAATTTTGCCAACCCTTTAAGCGTTTCGGGTTTGCTAGAATTAGGCGCAAATGTAAACTCGGGCATTAATTTTTCGTTAAAAGATAGATGAATATCGTTACATGTTGTTTTCATGTACCCTCCAGTAATTCGGGATTAGAGTAAATGTCTCCGATAACCTCTCCGATATTATGAAAATCGTGCATAATGATTCCTGTTTTTGTTTTCTCTCTTAAAGCCCATTTAGTTATGTACCAAGATGCAATGTAAATATTGCCTAAATAGTCTTTAAAAATATCGTCCTCATAAATCTCTTTACCATTCTTATCATGCAGACCTGTGTATTGCATAATCTCAATATCTTTAGGCTGTATTTGTATGTGTATATCCTTGTTTTCTATACAGCTATATCCCTTAACTGTTGCCCATATCCCCTCATCACCGTCTAAATGCAGATGTAATACTTCATACATCTTCTTGTATTTTTTATGCCATGCTCTAAATTTGATCTCTCTATTCATAACCCTCTCCCTTCATTCTTCAAAATATAATTCGTCTCCCATAAGTTTCCTCGTTTCCTCGTTGGTACAACCTTGCTCAAAATAAATCAATTGCAGACCTAGTTTTAATTTCATATCGAGTGCATGACCTTCTCTGCCATGCACTCCAAATGTTCCATAATGGCAATCCCAATCTAAAAGTATTAAAGTTTCAAATCGCTCACATGCCTTGCGCTTACCCACCCCGAATAGTATATGGTGAGGTTGGAGCATGTTGGTACCTCCGCACAATTCGCATACTCCATTTGCCCTCTCGTAGACTTGCTTTCGTAGCTTGGTGGGTATCTGATGGCTCATTCGCCATCTCCAAACGGTGTACCCTCAAATAAATCACCCTCAGGCTCTGTTTTATCCGTGACTTCATCTTTTACTACCTGTTTGTTCTGTGCCGCTTCCTTTACCGCCCCTTTAAGGACGGATATACCCTTCAAAATAATCTTATCCTTGCCGTTTTCCTCAAGCCATTTAACATAATCCAATTCCGTCTTATATAGCTCACCCAACGTCTTACCCTTATGTTTGCCAAAGGTTATTTTTAGATTAGCCGCATTTTCAACTGTCATATTCTCGGTGTTCTCTTTTTGCAGGTAATCCTTTAAGTCCTCCACGTCCTGTGTAAATATGTCCGATAGCGCAGCAAGCTGCAGGCAGGCATCTATAAACGCCCTCTTCTTCGACATCTTGAGAATTGTATTGACTAAGTCGTATATATTAGGGTTTTCAATCCTATACTTTAAATTGCCCCACTTATCCGTTGTTGGCTCTAATATGTTTATATCCATGCCAAACGGAATTTTGTCAGCCGTGACAGTCAGGTACCTATATTTTTTCTCTTTGGAGTTGCAATTTCCAACGCCTTGTGCGACTGGGTCACCATTTTTATATAATGTGCAACGGATATTGTAAGAGAAGAATCCGTTTGCGTAATCCTCTGTTTTGTCGATAAATTCATAGTTAGGATTAACACCCATCAACATACATATTTTTTCCCCGCCAGGCTTAAACAATGTCGGCTTGTCTGTGCCAGGAATTGTGTCGAAATCGTGACCTTGTTTTAGTGCCGTCTTAACTAGCCCCTGAAACTGTGATATTTTTTGCATAGTGTCCGTGATTGCCTTATTGTCAATTGTTTCAATTATTGATAATCCGTTCATTCTTGGACCCCTCCTTTCACTTTGCATTCAGTCTCAATTTCTACCTCTTCACCAAATTCATAGTCAAATTGAGTTTCAATAATCGATGTAATTTCAGCCCCACAACTTGTGCAATAAATCATTCCATTATCTATTGGGTTTCCTTCTTCAAGTGACCATGCGTTTTTGCAATTAGTACATTCCCAATAACCCTCTTCCTCGATAAATTTACACGTTTTAGGTTTATTTTCTCGCAAAACGTTAATAGCTTCATCAATTGCGTTTGATGCTTCCAGCCAGCTGTCTCCGTAATCTGTTGGGTTGTGAGTGATAAATCTATCAACTCGTTCCAATTCGGATATGTTTTCTTCGATCGTTTTCATCAATCTACCTCGCTTTCAAAATTTGTTATTTCTATTTCGGTTATACCTTCGCATACAACCGCTTCTATGACCTGTGTGTTGGGCTTGTTATAATGCGTGATTGATTCTGCGCTGTCAATGAATACAGGTACCTTAAGACCTGTCATTGAATTGATTAAATTAGCAATTTCAAGCTCTTTACGTACACGCTCAGACGTTGAACATAGGACTAACTCCTTGCCGTCATAAAGCATTTCAAAACATTCCTTTATTTCGCCAGTGGACTTGATAACTTTCTCTAGTCTTATTGTCACCTTATCCAGCCTGTCCTTAATTTGGTTATATTGAAGCTCTGATTTCTTAGTTGCATACTCCATACCTGCGGACATTAAGCTGTTAATATGTGCCTTTTCATCGTCAATTTCTTTTAACCTTGTTTCAATATTTGTAACCTCAACTTGTGCCGTCTCGACCTGTTTAAGCATTGTGCTTCTAGTTGAATTTTTAACCCTTGCTTCCGTTGAAAAATGTTGCTGCTCACTGATTGACTGTTCAAGCTCGTCTGCATATTCCGTGTTAGGTTCCTTGTAATCGGCTATCAGGTCATCATACGCAGTCTGTTCATTCTTAATTTCACCATTCATGGTATTGCCTTCTTCGATTACCGTTGCCATTTCTGCCATGATTTTTGAGATTGATTCTTGTTTAGCCTTTTCCCCTGCTGCTACATCGAGTGTTTGTCCGCACGTAGGGCATACTTTATCAACCTGCAACATGATGACTTTGTGACGTTTTACAAGTTCGACATATCTTGCTTTTAATTGTTCCTTTTTTGATATTAAGAATTTAAGCGTAGAATCAGAAGGTTTTACCGTTGCATTGCTCCTAAGTCCGCTAAGTTCAGATTGATATTTTTTGAGGTCGGCATCGTCAAAAATAACCTCTTCAGGTACCTCAATACTAAGATTTTTATAATACGCATCAAACGACCCATTAAGCCTTACACCCTCGGTTTCCAGTGCCTTGAGCTGTGACCTTTTGTCTGATAGATATTCGTTGATATTTAATGTGTTTGGTGCCATGCTGCGGAAACATTCTGCCATTTCAGCAAGGACTTGCTCCCTTGGGATTGCGGGCAATATGCCTGTTAAGAATGTTCTTGCCACGACTGGTGCCATTGCATCAAAATAACCGGGTACAAACGCTGCTAAAAATGTCTGCTTGTCGCCTGTGTAGGAGAATATATCTCCTTGGCTTGCCTTGTTGCCGTCCAGTGCTATTGTGCATGTCTTACCCTTTTCACGCTCTAATATATGTACCTTGCCATCGTTACCCTCAAACTCCAATTTCACATATATTTTCTTACTCTTGTTATTTAACAATAAGCTGTCTGCCTTGTCGTTGCCGTTCATGTTGCAGCCGAATAACGCCCAACATATCCCCTCACAAATTGATGTCTTGCCTGTATAATTTTCACCTTTAATTATTGTGTGATTTGAAAATGTATAAGTCTTGTTGTCGCTGTCCTCTATGTTTTTAAATCCACTTGCTTGTAATGATAATATTTTCATAATTCGTTTTCTCCTTTCAATTTTTCAAGCAATATTCCACAAAAACAACCACATTTATTAAACTTTTTGCACTTCCAACCTGATGAGCATTTATCCTCATCACTACCATTCCCTCCACGTTCACATTCGGAACACGCTACCCATAAATGGCCTCTGCTGTCTTTATAACTATTTATTTTCATCAGTTGTTTCCCCCTCTACATTCAGGGCATTCACACCCTGGGCTTCTTACACAAAAATCTTCCACTTCTTCAACATAAATTCTCATGATGGTTTTCATCTTATCTTTGAAGCTCGCAATTGCATCAGCCGGCACATTGATTGCCGTAACCTCACCTAAAATTTGCTTGTCTCCTCTAACCTCGATTACAACAATGTCACCTACTGCCACTGTCTCTGGCGTAAAGTAGGTATATTCCCTTAAACTCACACTGCCGCAAAACCTTACCTTGATAATATTTGTATTCATAATCTCCCCCTTGACACACCATCAAATTTAATTTACAATGGTCGTGTAATTTTTTATGTTTATGCTTTGGAATTGTCGTCCGTCAATGGCGACTTTTCTTTTTTACATATTGCACATTTAAAATTTGGATGGTTCATATTCCAAATGCAACCTTTACATGACTCATATTCACGATTTACTTTATAACTTATACAGTTGTCACACCGTCTATCATGCTCACACATTCACCTCAACCTCCTTTTCTTTTTTTAGCTGTATTATGTACTCTCACAGTTCCATAGCCAGCATCATCGGAAATCTGTCATAATTTGTATAGATAAATTCGAGCACTTTGTCTAAATCATCCATTCCCCTCACCTCCTAATTGTCGTCACCACGTTCACAGTCCGCACATTCCCAACAGTCGTACGATTCACAACCCCAACATGGTTCTTCTCCAATATCTGTACCATTAGCCACGCAATTACTACAACGAATTTCCAACCCACATACCTCACAGTTATCCATTGTTCAACCCCCATATCTTCGCCAGCAACAAACAAATTGCAACCGCCATTATCGCCAATGCCACCGACCCTAAAAATAACTTTATATCCTCTCTGTGTTGCTTAATCTTGTATGCTTCAACCCTTACACCATTAACGTTTATTATTTTCATTTTGGAATCTCCCATCTGTACGGATATTTATATAGCCCACAATTATGTATCACTCCATTCGGCGTATGAAATTCACAAATCGAACACTTACCTTCTTCGCAGTATCTTTTTAGCAATCTGACTGCTAAGATCAGAAATATACTTGGTATCCTTGTTTTTACTATTAGCGTCTTACCTTTCAATGATATTTTCATCTCACACCTCCTAATAAATACACTTGCCCTTTATCAATCTGTCTGTCCTCATGCTTGTCCACATAAATATCAATCAACTTGCCTTTTACCAAACCCCCTGTGTCCTCCGCTCGTCTAATTCCAATACCTTCTATATACAAATATGAGCCTAAAGGGATAACATTTTTATCTACTGCTACTGTCCTAGTTGAATCCGCTATTACTCCTGTGAATGTGATTTTGTCAGTTTTACCACAACATTTGATACATGAATCGTAGTATGTATATCTAAACTCACCCAATGATGTAATTTTTATTGGCTGCGGCTCTGCTGTTGGCTGTGGTATCTGCGTTGGTGCCTCTGTTGGCCTTGACGTAGCTTGTGGTGTTGGTGTAGGCTGTGTTGTCTGTTGTGTTGTGCTATCTTTAGTTCCACCTTCTAATCGATATACGGTTAGCGCTAACATTACAATTATTATTAATACGCACGATAAAAGCTGGTAAAGACTTAACCGATCTATTATTGTTTTAAACACCTTGTACCTCGTTCCTCAACCATTCGTCAAACTCAGCGTTTTGTTTGACCGTGAAATAACCTTTTATTTCGTGCATACTTCTGTAGTCACGTAACTTATTCGTAACCCATATAATGTAATTGGCGCCTCTCACGTCATCGTCTGATTCGATGCCATTTGCCTCTTTGTATAGCTCCCATCTAATATTCATGGCTTGTCCTCACTTATCAGTTCTGGATTTTCATAGATGTTGCCGATAACTATCGTATTTTCAAATTCCCCAAGCTCCCAACAATACCGGATATCTTTAACAGTGATAAATTCATCATGTTCCCAAAAACCTTGGCAAAATTCACCACCAAAAACATGAACAATATCGCCCTCATAAATCTCTATACCATTTTTATCTTTTAACCCTGTAAATTGCATTAACTCATAAATTCCACCTATGGACATTTTGTTTTCAACGGATTTTAAAAACATTCCGTATTCTTCCCCATCCATAATTGCTAATGGACTTTCAAAATGTAACATTTTCTTAATTCCTGTATTCCATGCTCTAAATTTAATCTCTCTATTCATTCCATCACCTCACACAAAATAATTAATTCGGACCCTCCATTTTTAAATACTGGTTTACTTCCCTGCAAAGTTCTGTAATTGTTTTTGCAATTTCACATCGGGCTGGTGCTTCTAAGTGCAAAGGCGCTATCAGGTTTCTATCTTGCAATTTCTGTAGTTCTCTGATCTGTTCTTCTATTACGCTTTTGTAATCCATTTTTGATTTCCTCCTTTCTTAATTTATGTACTGCTTGTCCTACTAAGCAAATTTTGCTTGATATTTCCTTACTATCCCTTCAAATATCGGCTTAAGTTGTATATCCCTATCGACTACATCTAATTTAGTAGCCGCTTGGCAATCCGCATACGTAGCACCGTGCAATTTCATACGTTTGCGGAGGTTACTTTGACGTGCCGTGATGTCGCAATGTGCCAGACACTCTAATTCCTCATATAAATCACCCCTAAATTTTTGATGGCTAAGTCCTTGGCTTTCGACAATTTGATTAATTTTTGAGCTCATGTCATGTTTCCAGTTGTCCGCCGTGGGAGCGGTGAATACGTCAAGGGCATTGGTAATCTTGCTATCGAGTGTTAAGACCTTGCGTTCCATTTCGACTAATTGCTGAGCTGATGCGGCGATTATCTCAGTCATTGTCATTTGCTTAACATAGCCGCCTGTTTTCCTTATAGATGGAATAACTTCACTTGCTAGCCAATCAGTGAATTTTTCAGCTTCGGGCTTACGAGAAGTAAAGACTAATTTGTAAACGCCTGCTTCTGAAATAATGCACATTGCTTGATTTCCTCCAAGGGTACTGATAGTGTCCGTACCCTTCATATTTTCCGATAGCCTATTTACTGCGTACCATGTATCAACAACCTCTAAAATTTTGCAAACATCAGATGCAACAAACCAAGGTTCTCCATCTTTTATTACTGTTCTTACTTCCTTCTCTTGATAATTAAATATTTGTAATTTGTTCAATTTGTTTTCCTCCTTTTAATTTTTGTATAACTTGTTCTGATCCTCATACCTTAATAAATCTTTTTCCCTTACATACCACCTGTGACCTATTTTGTAACCACCAAAGCCTTTTGACTTAAAAAGCCTTCCTGCTGTTTCCCTCGCTTGAATTTGGTATCTTGTCATCACATCGTCAATCGTTAAAACACTATCCAATTTGCTCCCTCCTTATTCGTTATTTGTCCCATTTAGGGACATGCTAGGAAAAAAAATTTTCATGAACAACTCTTCTTCTTTCATGTTTAACTTTTCCGCTGTTTTCTGAATAGGTAATAAAATAGCAACTTCTTCTATTTCTTTACCACTTAGCGGTTGCCCTTGAAATACCCTGCTAACCTTGTTTTTATTCCACAAGATTTTTTTTCCAAAATTTATTTGCGAGCCGTACGTTAAAATTATCAAACCCTCTAAACTATCTATCGACATTATATCACCTCTTTTCTTGTCTTTTTTTGTCCCTTTATGGTACATTTTAATAATACCACTGTTTTAATTAATGTCAACCCCCTTTGGGACATTATTTTGGAAATATTAATAAAAGTGTTGCAAAGTGGTACACTATATAGTATATTAAATTAATATTAATAACATTGGAGGGTATTAAACATGATTAAAACAAAAANCTTAGGTGAAAGGATGAAAGAAGCAAGAGACGATAAAAAATGTTCTTTACAAGACATAAGTAATGTAGTAGAAATATCCAAACAGGCATTAAGCAGATATGAGCATAACAAAATATCACCTAAAAAACCAACAATAGACTCGTTGGCTAGATATTTTAATGTTAGTGTAACTTGGCTTATGGGATACGATGTAGATAAGAATTTTACCGTTTCGAACACAAAAGAAAGAATGTCACAATTAACTATTAAATTAGAAAATTTTAGCGAAGAGAAAAGGGAAAGTATATTAAAACATTTTGAGGATACTATTAATTTGATTAGTAAGAAATAGGGAGGATTATGAAAAAGAGAAAAGATGGAAGGTACAAAGCTTCAATAGTTGTTGGGTCTGATGAAAAAGGAAAGCAACTAAGAAAGTATGTTTACGGCTCTAAGGATGAGGTTACTTTAAAACTCGCAGAATTAAGAGTTAAGATGTCTAAAGGAATAAGTATTGATGAGAAAAATACAACCTTATCAGAGTATGCAAGAAAATGGTTTAAATTAAACAAGTCCACAAAAGAATACAATACTAAGGTTATGTATGAATATGCCATAGAGGGACACATTTTGCCCCAACTGGGACATATTAAGCTTAAGGACTTAAAGAAACATCACATACAAGAATTAATCAACCAAAAACACGCTTGCGGATTAACAAGAACTCTCGAAATAATAAAACTTACAATTAGACAAATATTAAATCAAGCTGTTGAGGATGAATATATTTATAAGAACGTTGCTAAGAAATTGGACATGCCTTCCCACGTGGTCAAACCTAAAAGGACTTTGACTGATTATGAAATATCCTTAATTGGTAAAGCTGATATTACATTGAAAGCAAATGCTTTTTTGTATACGTTGTTATGGACTGGTGTTCGTCCTGGGGAACTACTTGCCTTGACTAAAAATGATATAGATTTCAAAAAGAATTTAATTAAGATAAATAAAACTGTTGTGTTTAAGGTCAATCAACCCGAAATAAAAAACATGCCTAAGACAACCGCAGGTATAAGAGAAATTCCAATCGTTGAGGAATTGAAAACCCTGCTGATTAAATATATGAAAACAGTAGACGCTATATATTTATTCCCGTCTGAATCTAAAGGTTTAATGTCAAAATCAGCAAAAACTAAGTTTTGGAGTGGGATTATTAAAAAGTTCAACATTGCTGCTGGAGGTAATGACAAAATAAAAGCTATTGCAAACGATATTACCCCTTATATTTTTAGACACACTTACGCTACTATGCTTTATTATGCAGGTGTTGATATTAAGAAAGCTCAATATATTTTAGGGCACAAATCTATTCTTATAACTTATCAAATTTACACTCATTTAGAATCGAAAGAAAACGCAAATACACCTAATCAAATCAATCAATATATGATTAGTAGGGGGTCAATCGGGGGTCAAAATAAAATTACTCAAAATAATCAAGAAATAAAAAAACCTCTCAACGGTTAAGCTGAAAGGTTTTTCTGTGGTGAGCCATCGCAGGATCGAACTGCGGACAACATGATTAAAAGTCATTAATTGCACATACGCTAGAACATAATAAAACCGCTTGAATCCTATATTTAACTAAGGATTAAGCGGTTTTTCTAATCCAATCTAATCCAATCTAATCTATATTAATTTTAATTAGTAGGGGGTCAACTGGGGGTCAAATTTTTTGACAATGAAAATGCAAAATTTTCTTTTTTGTTCAATAAATCATTTAATAGTTTTATTTGCTTATCATCTAAACATGTAGACTTAATAAATTTATTATAGGATTTTCTAAACTCTTCATATCTTTTCCATGAATCCTTTTCCAATTTCTTTTTCTTCCTCCCCTCAAATTTTTTATAATAGCAGGGCCACATTTAAAATTAACCATAAGCGACGTATGTAATCATTTTGCACATCCTCCTTTTTTGGTGATTAAACTAATTATCTATTAAAGTTCGACAATTTACAACAAATTTATCATAAATATTTACATGTAAAAATGGCATTATCTAAAATTCAGGCATATTTATTTATATCATCCGTTAATTTAATCAATAAATATTATAATTTAATATATACTATTGTTAATTTTTGTATTATTTATCACGATTTAATTTATAATCATATCTATCAAATTAGTGAGGATGACGATATGATAAAGAATAGGTTAAAAAAGATAAGAATGAGAGAATATGAGATGAATCAAAAGGAGTTTGCTGCATTCTTGGATATTCCATATGTTACATACAATAACTACGAAAATAACAATATCGCTCCTGGAGCAGAAGCATTATTAAAGATTGCAAAAAAACTCAATAAACCAGTCGAAGAAGTTTACTATTTGACAAATAAAGTATAAAGGGGTATTCTCATTGTAAAATTATGTATTGGAGGTAAGGAATTATGTTTGGAAGGGAGAGTAAGGAAGATAAACAAGCTAAAGAAATACAAAAATTCATGGAACAATATCAACTTGAAGATTTAGACGAAAAAGATTTAATTGTACTTCAACGGGTTGCAAGTAAGTTGCTTGCTATGGGGTTGTTTAACTTTGGCATGGTATTCAGTTTTCCGAAGGCAGAAGAACGACTTAAAGTAGGTTATTTAGGTGCAATGGTAGACCAAAACTGGATGATGATTCGACAATTAAGCAGACTGAATAAAAACATAGAGAAACTAGTGGCAAAAAATATATAAAATTTGACATAAAAAAAGAGGATCCAATTAAGGATCCTTTAATTTATTTTACCGCTTTTGCAAACTTGATAAACAACAAATCAATGTATTTATCAAATTCATTAGCCTGTTTCCAATATTCGATGTCGATGTCAACTTTACTTTTTACTATCTGTAATGCTTCATCAAATGTTAGTTCTTCCACTTTTGCCACCTCCACAACTGGTGTTATTGGTGTTATATATGGATGAATCATTTTATCAATTCCCTCAATAAAATTAGCCCATCCATTCGCCCTAGCCCTCAAAACTTGTGGGCAATCCTTACCACTCCAATGATTATGCTGTACTATGTGGTCTAACGCAATTCCTGTTTCTTTCATCAAGTCCACACATAATAATTGCATGTTTTCTTCTGCTTTCGCCCTGTTGCCGTCTGAGTTCATACAAATTTCGCAGCCTATCGAATTGTTATTACCCTGTGTATCTCCTGCGTGCCATCCTGTCTCATTCCATGGCAAGTGTTGTACAACATTAGTATCGTCTACTGTGTAATGCCATGAAACCTCTTTAGTGACCGTTTTTAGATACCTAGCATGCATTAAAGCATTAGCCCCTGCCGATGTATTAGCCGTGTCGTGAATGGTGATATATTCGGGTGACATTTTATTTCCTGGTCTATTAAATCTGCCTACAGGAATAAGGTCTTTTATGTAATCAAACATTACACACCATCCTTTTTTATTACCACTGGCATTATTGCCACTGTCATTATTGGCACCGTTACAGTTGTAGCTTTTTGTAACCCTTCTACAACAGTCTCAATTAGTTTATCAATAAACGTTGGAGTAAATACAATTCGTAAATACCATGGGAGCATATTGTTGATATAAGTTGAGGCTTCAACATACTTTATAGACCCTGTCCCACTGCCCCACTTTGCCTCTGCGGCATTTACCGCAGTATTAACCAGTTTCATTAATAGCGAATAGTTGCCTGTCCTGATCGTAAACACTATCAATATTATTACTAGTATTGCAAAAATCACCCACAATATTACCGCTAAATTGTTTATCATAAATTCTAACATTTTTGTTTCTCCTTCTTATATAATATTTTATTTAAAAAATCCTAGCTGTTCTCTTTTATAGTTTAAACACAAGAAAAATTATACCTGTGATTAAACTACAAATTATACCGACTATTACCATTTGTAATTTATCAGAAAGACCAGACTTACCCGAAGTCTCATATTGTGCTTTTTCTAAGGCCGCAATACGTAAAATTAATGAATTGGTTAATTGAGTCAATTGTTCAGCAATGGTAGTAGCAGTTTTTTCCACAGCCATCCTTAGCACTTCTGCTTCTTGTTTTGCCGCTTGCAAAGCTACTTCTACCGCTTTTGTGTCCACTTGCCGAAGATTATCAATACGGTCACTTTCAGCAGTACGCTCCTCTTTTAAATAATTAAATTGTATTTTCATATTGTCTACAATGTTACTTAACCCTAATTTGAGCATATCTGCAATATGTTTTTCTGAATCGTCAACAAGTCGTAAAACGTTCGGTGAAGGATCAGCCTTTGTTTCATTTGCCATATTTCTATCTCCAATCTTATTTTTTGACATAAAAAAACAGCCTTATCGACTGTGTCTTACTAATTTTATTCCAACCCTTGACATTGTAAAAATTTACGCATATTATATGAAGAACTAGCAATAATAAACGAGAGGTGAATAATTATGAAACTAAATATCGAGTTTGTAAAAAGAAATCTAATTTCAATCATAGTGGCAGGATCAATTTTAACTGTTGGTGGTATATCTTTTGCTTCAACTTTATTAAGTGACCCATCTGAAACAATCGCTGAAACAACACAAATGCCAACTGCCACACTTGTACCAACACTTGAACCAACGCTTGAACCAACTATTGCACCTACGGTAAGCCCAAATGTGGCACCTGCTCCACTTGTTACTCCTACGGTAATAATACTTGACGGCGTAACTATCAATGCTGTCAATAGTGTAATTAACGCCAAGGATAGTGTAGTGAATAATCCGAATGGCACTACTGCCACCGCTGCTCAAGCACCCACTCCACCAGTTATTCAACCAACTAAACCTACACCTAAACTTAACCCTACATTTAAACCTACACTTAAACCTATAGTAACTAACTAACTTATTCAAATTAGTTTAATTTCTTGATTTTTTACTAATTCAGTTAATTGTTGAATACCCACAGTTAATATACTAATCATTGCACCTAAATCTCGCCCATCTTCTTCAATTTCTTCTTGTTTAGGAATAGTTTTGCCTCCCAATATAATTTTTTTGCCATCTTTATCAAGTTTTATTTTTTGCATTTTTATTCTTTTCTGAGCGAATTTAGGTAAAGTACTATGATCTATCCCACCATTCCCATCATCTGAAATAAGAGCAATTTCAGCTAAAGCATCTCCAACATATAATGGTGTTCTGTCAGTGAAAGATAATGCTGAAATGTTGTTATCTGACCATATGTTACCATCTGCAACCACATCGCCAGTTGTAAATATGCTACCACTCGCCATTATCTGACCTACACCCATACCTCCATCATGATGTACATAAAAACCTGTACCTATTCTAAGTCCATCACTAGATAGTGTTGAACTGTCCGCTCCTATGCCTATTGTTACCTCTCCTATATTGTTAACTCTAAACCGACCATCGCCAGCCCAGAATGCCCAATCTGCATCACCGCCCATTCCTGTACTATTTGAAGAACCAGTTTTTTCGAGAGGCGTACCATTATAAATACAACTCCAACCCGTCTGACCCGCGTTACCAAGTGTCATGGTACCTATTCTGCCTCTGGTTGCTGTTAGAAATCCTGCGGGGTCTACACTAAACGTTCCACCTGCTAAAAACACTCCATTTTTATCAATCGTACCAATTATTGTATTAGCATCATTTCTTAACGTAATTACTCCATTGCCGTAAGTTGCACCGCCTAAAGTTAATGTCCCACCGATTATTTGATTAGCACTTATTTCTAATGCAGTTATAAAGCTAGCAACAATATGTCCGTCCATCGTGATAGCTGTGCCGTACGGTCCATTTACGCCAGTTGAACTATACCCGAACCCTCCTAAGTTCCATCTCCAAACATTAACTGCTGCCATTACGTCCGTGGTGTCCATAATGAGTATCTCGTAAGGCTTTCCATCTTCACCCTGACGTATTACTACATTACCACCATTTGAACCTGTTATAAGGCTTGTAGCGTTGTCTATTGCTTTTTGATAGTCTGAGGTAACTTGTACTATATCTTGTTTAATTCCTTGTATGGCATTGTTAAACGTTGTAGCTAAGTTAGGCTTAAAACTTCCTAGTTCAATTTTCTCAATCCTATTCGTTAGAATGTTTTTAGTAATCTTTATTACTTTTGCCTTAAGATTGATATTGAGTTTACTGTGCTTTATAGTCACCGTATCGCCCATGTAGACACGCTCTAATACTGCATAGTTCTTGTATTCCTCAGTCTTCGAAAGCTCAAGAAAATCAATTTTATAGTTAAATTGAGGAATGTCTATTTTATTATCTAACATGTATTTTGTTGCGGCGGTTCGTAGTGTTGCTTCATCTTCACAATCATTTAATTCGACAACTTTTATTTTCGGATGTGGAAAGTTATTTATATATGGGCTATCAATGTATTTTTCCGTGAGCAGTAGTCCATCTTTGCCGATTGGCATTAACCTAGTACATAAGCCGTCCATGTCGAGAGTTTCCTCTATACCTTGTATGTTCTTGCCATATGCAACTAAAACGCCCCTATCAAGCCCACGCGCGTTTAAAAGGCTAATGGTAAAGTTATCCCGAACGAGTTCACCACCCCATGTGGCAATTATCCCATCTTGTCCCATTATGGCATTGACAGGATTTGTGCGGACAAAATATTTGGTGTTACTACCTCCAACGTCACCCGAGCTCGTGAATGGATGTGCATATTGTGTGTGAGTTAAAATGTAATCAAGTGCACCGTAGCCGCTTAAAAATGTAGGGCGAACGTCCTCAAGAAAATTGTCTAAAAGGTCATAAAAAATATGCCGCGCATTTACTTTAATTGATGAAAGTGTTTTCTGCTTGTGATATATCCTATACAGCTGACCGTCTACCTTAATAATATTGCCTTCTAATAGGTAAGTCCATTTCGGAGGAATTTGGCTAATTCCCTGTTCGCCAACTTTATGTCTGCCTACTATCCTTGGAGGTGTTATAACTCCAACTCTACTTACGCTATCCAGTAGAGGATAGAGAATCTCACATTCAAATAATCCGTTTAGCTCCTCTGTTATAGTACATGAAATGCAATCATTCAAAACTACAATGCCATTGTGCGTAAAATCCGTTTCCTTGCTGTCATAAAGATTTATCATAATTTTCACCCCCCTGCAAATAAAATAGAGAAGTGGTTTCTCACCTCTCTTTTAGTGCGTTATTTTATCCTGTTGCGTCTTAAACTATTTATTGAGTTCTGTTACGTTGTTTCCGAAACTATCATCCGATACTTTAATATAACCCCATCTTTTACCTGCTTCAAGACTTGCGTCCCCGCCAACTACATCTGTTTTGCCATTTATTTTAGACCAAAACATATTGTTATAAAAGCTATATATTGTATCTCTGGCATCTCCATAACCGCCACCTTCTCTGTGGTTGGCATCTTGTACAAAAACCGCATTCTCATTGTCTGATTCAACCCATGAGTTTTTAATAATAAGTCTTTGATTTATTGCGCCGTTAGACTGTTGATTGTGGCAAGCAATTCCATTTACTACGCTATGAACTTCACAGCCATCAATTAATATCGTTTGATTATTTGACAAGCCCATACCAATTGAAACGTTGGTGTCACAATCTGTAATACAGTTATTAATACTTGTCAATCCATCTAAAATGGAGCCATCCATGTGGATTGCATATGGCCAAATTCCAGGGCTCCCATCTGTTGGAAAATCTGACGTCATAATCGCAGTTAGATTAAATAAATGATTTTGTGCGGATAAATTAAAAGGTGGTTGCCAATAATCACCAGAATCACAACGTACAATACATGTTCTTTTATTCCTTCCAACAACTGATATATGTTTTTCTCTTAAATCTACACTTTCTAGGTAAATTCCCGGACATAAATCTATGGTGAGAGGATTGTCAATATCATTGATGTAAGCATTTACTGCTGCCATAATGGTGTTATAATTACCACCACTTTTAGCAACCGTAACTACGTTTCGTGGCTTTGTTACAGCCCCTATAGCATCAATATTCTCTAATTGTTTTTTCATGACCGCGGTGATATAGTCAGGGGATATTACATTACCAAATGGTTCATAATCAGTAGATACACCGCCCAATTCCAATTGATTTAGCAGGGAAGCTTCTGGGCTTGTTGTAAACCTTATAAAAGCTGTGCCTGTGGGTGTTGTAAATGTCTTAGGACCCTCCAAAACGTTACCTGAAATAAATGTGTTAGAACTGTCATAGAAGCACACTCTAAACAAGTGTTCTTTGAGTGTATATTGGTTATTTGACAATACTGGGATATAATCACTTGTTGTATAACCAGTCCCTGTACCCACACCGCCCGAGTCCGTATATAAATACGTGTTATCTACGGCAGTTTCTTTGTTAAATAAATTTTTGCTTGGTATTCCAATAACAGGTATAAATGATAGTCCTGTACTCTGATATACTCCTCCTGCTGTCCATGTGCCATTCCAATAGTACCAGTTACCGTCTGCTGTAACTATATAAGTATATTTTTTACCATCTACAGTATTTGCGTTTGTATCAGCCTGTAAAATTGCTAATGTTGCAAAAGTGCCCTTAGGTGAGCCGCTTGCTAAACTTGCTATTTGCACAGCATTTGCTGTTACACCTGCGTCAAGGTTTCCTATTCCATTTTCAATTTTATTGAGTGCGTCATCGTCTAAATTTGTTACGTTGTCTGACCAATTCGTTTTTATATATGTCATTATAAGTGCCTCCAATTCGGTGTAATTTCAACCGATGTTACCGTGCCGCTCCAATTTATTGTATTTGTGCCAACCGCCAAAATGGGGAAATCGCCACTCATGTCATTGTTTTTTAAAACTGTACCCTTGTAGCAATCCATCAGCTCCGAATCAATCGTCACGTAATCGACTACATTTGTAAGGGTTATTGCTGTGCTGTTTATAGTCAAGTTTATTGTACCAGTGCCGTAAACTTTGACAATAGGCTTGCTAGTTGCTGTACCTGAATTAAATATGGCCCCTGAATGGGTAGGTTCGTATGCTGTTGCTACTGTGCCTAATTCAAGTTGTTGCAGCCCTAGATATGGTATAGATATAGCAAACCGTATATACTTAGCATTGCTCGGAGAGGTAACCGCACTTAACATATTTCCACTGCCACTAATATAAGCTTTATTTTCATCAAACCATACATATGGTGTATTATCCGGTAATTCAACACCCGAAAATATGTATTGCGTAGATGGTAGTACGGGTACGAATTCGCTCGTTGAAACAGTAGGGTGATATACCAATACACCAGTATTTACGTCAGGGTAGCAATAATCGGTAACTTTGCTTTTATCAAACATATTCTTCCCTATCACATCAATCGACCGTATAGCTGTGCCGTATTTGTATGGCTGGCAGTCAAACTGGATGATAAAGCTGTGAAATGTAGGTATAATCTTTGAAAAAGGTATCTTATTAATTATTGTCGCTTTATACTTTTTGTCGGGTTCATTGCTAAAAATTACGTCTCCGCAACCAGTAAGCCATGAGCAAACATCATCAATATTCCCATTATCAAGGCTACATTCGCAGGTCTTTACTGTCCCTTGATATGTGCCATCATCTTGCGTTAGGAATCCGTCACGCCCAGGGATTACTATTTTTTCTATGTTTGCAGGAGGGCGTTCGAAATCAGGGAGCTTGTTAACCATTATTTTTTTATCTAGTGAGCTGATACTTTTCCATATAAAATAAGGGTACATTTACGCACCTCCTAATTGTTTTTGCTTCACATAAAATGATAATTCTTCTGCTAAAGTCTGTATATCCATGCCATTGTTTATTACAACTTTATCTGTATGCAATATGCTTCCGTAATTAGTTGTATTTGTTGAGCTTCCCATACTACCCATGCCAGCCATAGCAGGAGTTAAGTTCATTCCAATACTTACATCAGAGGATAGCCCCTTGACCGCATTTGCAACTAAATATTTGCTATTTTCAATACCTTTTGCTAGCCCACTCATAAAATCAGGCATCCACTTTTCGTAGTCTGTGAGAGGTCCGACGTCTGGCGTACTAAAATGTAAATACCCTCTTATAGTGTCACCTACACCGCTTACTGCCTTGCCTATGCCACCTATCATACTTTTTATTCCGTTAATCAATCCTTGTATGAAGTCCTTACCCCATTGTAAAGCTTGCCCAGGTAAACCTGTGATAAAGCTTATCGCCGCAGCGAAGCCACCTCGAACAACATCGTTTATTGTGCTCATCACTAAAACTATTCCGTTTTTTAAGCCGTTAAATGCATTAACACCCAAGTTGTATAAGTTGTCTGGAAGATTCCTAAAAAAGTCAAGTACAGCGTTAAAGGTGTTCATAAATCTATCTACCATTATTGTCACGATATCGATGACGGCAGTTTTTAAGCTATTCCACGCATTCGTAGCACTTGTGGATATGCTCGTCCATAGCCCAACAAAGAAATCCTTTAGCCCATTCCATACCGTTGTTGCAACGATTACGATGCCATCCCAAACTTGCGTAAGAGTAGTAGTAATTAAATCAAGAGCACGTGTGAATATTAGCTTTATATTATCCCAAATATCGCTGAAATAAGTTCTCAAACTATCAAATATATTAAGTGCATCCTCTTTTAATTTAGTAAAGTTTCCAGTTACTAAATCTATAATCAAGAGAATTGCTCCCAGAAAAATATTTTTAATGATTTCCCATACACCAATAAATATTCTTTCGAGTGCAAGAAATATGACGTATACATCGTTTATCTGTTTTGAAAATGTAGTTGCCACAAAGGTCACTATCGAATTTATGATATTGACAAAAAATTGTCCTATTCCATTCCAAACATTTTGAATAGTATTTGTAATTCCTGCCCAAAGATTAACAAAGAAAGTGCCTATGCCGTTCCATGTATTAGTTACAGTAGCTGTTATACTATTCCATGTATTTGCAAAGAATGTTGCTACGCTATTAAATACATTAGTTGCAGTAGTCGCTATACTATTCCAAATTGATGATAAAAAAGCGCTGATAGTATCCCAGTTTTTATATAAAAGTACTCCTATCGCTATTAATGCACCAATCGCCAAAACAACTAACCCGATCGGGCTCATTAGAAATCCCACTGCCGTAACTATGGCACCAATTACAGTAACTATCGGTCCGATTGCTAATAAAAATGCCCCAATGCCTAATATGATTTTTTGAGTAGTGGGGTCTAACGTTGTAAATTTTATTATTAAATCGGCTATCATCTGAGCAAATCGCCCAATAGCGGGCACAATCTGGTCTTGAACAATCGGTATTAATTTTTCAAAAGTTGGCATTAATTCAGCTGCCACTTTACCAACCGCACCAGTTATAGATAATTTCATTGCTGCCATGCTATCGCTAAATTTATCCATTGCAAGCACGTTTTCGTTACTCATTACCGCACCATTTTTATGAGCTTCTGCGGTCAAATTTGCGATTTCGTCAGCGCCTGTTTTAATAAGCGGGTTAAGTGCCATTGCCGATTTTCCAAATAATTTCAAAGCCATTGCGTTTCTTTCAGTTGGATTAGTCATTTTGCCAAGAGCCGCAATTGTTTCAGTGAATACTACGTTACTATCTCGTAATTGTCCGTTTAGAGGATCTACTGCATCTATCCCTAATTCTTTAAATATTGCTACTTGTGCCTTTGTGCCAATTTGAGCTGCTGCCATTGCTTTAGTTAAAAATTTCTGTGCCCCTGTCATTGTGTCAAGTTCAACATCGACCTTTGAGCCGATGTACGTTAATTCTTGTAATCTTTCAGCGGTTAGCCCTGTAACGTCAGACATTTGCTGTAGTGCGTCCGCTCCATCTGTCGCCTTTACCACCATAGCGGCAAAACCAGCCCCTACCGCTAATATGGGGACAGTTAAGCCCATTGTCATACTTTTACCAGCGCTGCTTATTCCCGCTCCTGCTGTTTTCATTTTAGTACCAATAGCAGCAATTTCGCTTAGTACAACGTTGCTTTTTCCCGCTTGGGTTTCTAATCCCTTTAAACTTTGTTCTGTTTTAACTACTTCACGCTCTAAGGCTCTATATTGTTCTTCACTGATACTGCCCTTTTTGAACTGTTCTTGTGCTTGTGCTTCAGCAAGTTTCAATGTGTCAAGTTTACCCTTAGTGGTAGATACACTCTCGGCTAGTAGCTTCTGCTTCTGATTGAGAAGATCGACGTTTGTCGGATCCAATTTTAAAAGTTTATTTACCTGCGTTAATTCGCTTTGGAGGTCGCGGCTTGTCTTATTTACGCCTTGGAGAGCTTTGTCGAGTGGTCCAGTATTTCCACCGATCTCAACTGTAATGCCCTTAATTGTCCCTGCCATAATGTACCTCCTTCCTATAAAAATAAAAACACCCTAAGGTGTTACTTTGCCAAATTTTTTTCTGAGCCGTTTCCTATCAGGAGAAGTCTGCTGTAATATCCAGCACTTGTCCAAATACTCATTGCCTTCTGTCGTCTGCATACGGTTGTATACGACTGCATCACGCAGTAGTAGCCAAAATGCAAATGTTTCTAAATCTTCTACTCTGTCAAAATCGTATCCAGTATATTCACAAACAACCTTTTCTTCGATTGTATTAACTTCATAATTGTGTCCCTTCCTGTTGTCATCAGGGTAGGAAGGGATTAAGAGTTTTTTGAGGACTTTTCCTTGCTAAGCCACTCAAAGTATGCGGTTAATATCTCATTTAACTGGTCTAAGTCTAGCTCGTCAATAACTTCGTTTGCCACTGTATAGCCGGACTTATTTTTATTTAAAATCATGCCCACCGCTTCGGCTAAATCATTCATAGTTTCTTCGCTTCTTGCCTTCGATAAACCCATAATTTTCTTTAACGTTTTAATTTTTGGCGGCTCGACTTCTAGTGTTAAATCGCCTATTTTAATATCAAAATATCTCTTGTTTACAACTGAAATATCAAACATTGTTATTCCTTTCAGGGCGGTAAATCCCGCCCAATTAATTTTAAACCGTTGGAATATCTTCTTCGTAAATGATTTTCGTCCCTTCGCTGTCAAGAGGCATTGCTATAAATTCGGCATCTACTATGGTTTCTTTATCCTTTACAAACGCAAAACTGAATCCTGCTTGATTGTTTCCCACTATTGTCACTCGAATGTTTCCGTCTATCGCATCGGTATGAACAAATCGAATTACATACTGTTTCCCGTCCTGATTATTTATGCCGCCGATTTTTACAGTTCTTTTGCCTAATGCTTCAGCTACTCTTGCAGTAGCACAAAGTTTTGCAAGTGTGTTACCGTTCCACGTCATAATGCCGCTTTTTAGAGTTGCCACTTCTTCTGTCAAAATTGTTTTACTGGCAAGCCCTAAATCATCTTTAGCTTCGTAAAATGTTGGCTTATATTCAAGTGTTGCTCCGCCTTGAATTAGACCTAACAAATTAGTTTCAACTTCTAACAATAAATCCGTTGGGATTACTTCACCAACAAATTCATCTACGTATAATTTTCCACTGCCTAAAACTATTTTTTCATCTGCTGTTGCCATATTATTTCCTCCTAAAATTTATTTTTTGCATTAAAAAAGCACCCTATTATGGGTGCTAACATTTTTTAATGTGGGTAAGGATTTACACCTTACATAAATACATTTGTGAGAACGCTGTTGCCAAGTAGCTACTTTTACGTAGTATTCTTATTTCTCCTGTAAGCGTCTACTTATTCCGCCACCACATTTAGTTCTAAAATTTTTCTGTTATCTTAATAGTATAAATTACCTGATATAAAGCCTCCGATTCTATGTATGTTTCGGTAACGTCATACTCGGAATTTATACCGTTCAATACTGCTTCGAGCTTCTGCTCTGCGGCCAAATCTTTCTTAGTTGTGTAAAGCTCAACTTGATAAAACTTAAATTTTCCATGTACTTTATAATCTGAAAAAATATTATTGTCAAACGCTCTCAAGTAAACGATATAGGGCGGTGTTGGTGCTGTTGTAAAATGATGATATGATACTGGGTATAAAGTTGTTTTTAACAATGTGAATAATTCAGCTTGTGTCATTTTTGCACCGCCTTTTCTATACGTGTAACTAAATCTGTTTTAGCCTTTTCCTCATTCGGACTTATGTGCGGTCTACCTTCTACCCTGCCGCCGTTTACTTTAGCGTGACCAAATTCGAGCAAATGGGTTAGTTGGTAGTCTGTAGCGTTGTATGTTGTTATCCGGATATTGTTTTTATCCTCAAATGCAACTTTAGCCCTCCAACCTTTTTTATACCCACCACCATAAGCGCCTGCGCGCACTGGACTATCACGCTTGATATTGTCGGTCACTTCCTTACTGACATCCTTGCAAGCCTGTTTGACTTCATCAGCTACCTCCGCGGTATACTGGGATAATTCAGCCATGAGTGAAGCAGTTAGATCCTCAACTTGTGCCATGGCTATACACCTGCTTTTGTTGTGAGGTAAAGCTCAATGCGTTCATCATTTCGCAAGTATGTACGATAAATTGAGTATCGCTTTTCGTTGTACTCAGCAACTGTCTCGTCTGAATAATCAAACCAGCACATTGTTATTTTAAGTTGCGGTTTTAGCCCAGATAGGAAAACTTGGAGATATTCTGTTTGGGATATGCTCTCTATTGTGCAATAAACTTCTTTGAGCGTTTCCTGCTCAATCGGATTGCCAATTTCATCCTCAACTGCGACTATACTGATAAGATTAATTATACCGTCACGCATTATATCACCACCAAATTATAATCGCCTGCTACTGCTAACGAACATTTGAGTAAATCATAAGATTTTTGGTATTTCTCGCTGTCTGGATTGCTGCCAAAATTAGCCTTTGCATAAAGGACAACCGCCCTCTGAATTAGAGGGTCAGTTTCCAGTATAATATTAACGCCTGCAAGTCTTAAATCTATCTTGCAAGCGTCAATGATTGGCGTAATTTCAGTATCAAATGCGGATGATTTAATTCTCAATGAAACTTTGATATCGTCTAAAAGAGCCATCTAATCACTTCCTTTTGGTTGTGCTTTTTTCTTTTATAGGCTTAGCAGAGGGCGTTATTACACCCTCGATTAAACCTCTGTTTACAAGACTTTTTACACGGCTTTCATCGTCTGAAATAAAGTCATCCCCTATTTTATAAACGTGTTTCATATTATTAATGTCGTGAAATTCTTTTAAAATTTTCATTAGCCTGCAACGACATCTTGAATAAGAGCAAACGCCTTAGTATCCATAACTCCACCGTCAACAATTCCATAAGCAACATAGTCGGTTTCTCTTAATTTTGCATGATCTTCTGTAACAATTGAAAGAGGCTCATTGACATTAAATATCAAACCTTTGCCTGCATTACCTATAAGGATGTTCATCCCTGTTATTCCTGCATCCGCTTCAACTACCATTCCGAACATTCTGCCTACGCCGCCAGAAGTTACGTCAGGGATAAATAAAGGTCTGCCTGTTCCATCTAGTAAATTAGAAAGCTGTCCCCATATAGTAGCGTTCTTTGCGTATATTTTACATCCTGCCAAATATGAAGAGCCTATCTTCCCGATAGCTGCTGTAATTTTTGCATATGTCAAAGGTACTGGTACGACATTGTCAGGATCATAAGTTATAACTTGTGGTGTCCCGCCCTCTGCAATTAATGCTGTTTCAACGCCTTCTGGTTGTGGAGGTGTCGCACCAGCCCCGGCTCCACTTGCAGCCGCAACTCCTAAAGCAACTCCGCATCTTTCGCCAAGCTCAAGGATGATATAAGGGATAAATTCTGACATTGCCATAGCTTTAAGCTTCCAAGATACTGTTACAGACTTTGAAAGTTCGCAACCATCAAGTACTAATTCACCAAATGTATTTGATTCGTCTGCTGTAGGTGTTTCTTCTGCGTACCATGCTGCATCTCCTGCTGTTATTGCTGTATGCTTTTTAATTGACATTTTACCAGTTATAGCAAATTTTCTAGCGTCTGCATAAAGAGGATACATTTCCTCTGCAACTTTGAAAATCCCTGCTGCAACCGTAGTAGGAATTAATATTGCAGTATTGCCCGTATCGTGTGTGTATTCGTTGTTAAATGCTGAATTTACTTTGTTGAATATTTCTTGCTCACTGCCTTCTAACTTTCTACCTTGCATGAAGTTCGCCCATGCGCTAACATAAACTTCCTTCTCGTCTAATACTTTATTTTCGATAATAGTAGCCAATACTTTGCCCCCTTCAATTTTGACATTCTTATTTTGAATGTCAGTTATTTTTGTGTTGTCCTGCATAGCGTTTAAATTTGCCTGTGCTAAACAAGCCACTTCAAACTTGCCGTCTAATGCTTCAACTTCTTTTGTTTTTGCTTCAAAATCTTCCATCTTACCATCGTTAAGTAAAACCTGAGCTTCATCCATCAAGATTTTTCTGTCTTCTAAATATTTTGTTTTCATTTTTTACATCTCTCCCTTTAAATTTAATAGTTTTAATCGTGCTTGTGCTTTTTGTATAAAAATATCCGTCTCATCTCTGAGCGGATTATTTATAGTGTTTCTAATTTTGTCTATTACCGACCTTGGCAACATATTTGAGTTATAGCTCGCAACCAGTTGGACGCTTTCAAACATTACGCTGTCAATTAGCTTCATATCAACTGCTTGCTGTGCTGTCAGCCATGTTTCTTTATCCATCATCGCTAGAGCATCTTTTTCACTCATTCCTGCTTTGGATATATATGCCCCTGCCATTGCTTTATTTGCTTGTTGGAGTATCTCTGACATTTTATCCATATCGTGATAATCTCCAATTGTTAAAGCACTGACATTGTGTACCATTACCATCGCAGTCGGGGAAATATCGCTCTTACCTGCCATTGCTATAACACTTGCAGCACTTGCAGCTAAACCTACAACATGGATATTTGTTTCGCCTTTGTATGCTTTTAATGCAAAATATATCTCGCTTCCTGCAAAAATGTCACCACCACCTGAATTTATGTATACATCTATCGGTTGACCGTTTGCTTTTTCGAGTGCTGTATTAATATCATTTGGAGTTGTGTTTTCTATCCCAAACCAATCATAAATTGCTTTGTCGTCATTTGGGATTATCGTTCCCTTAACATCAATTCTCAATTATTACCACCTCCCTTCACACTGTCTAAATTATTCATCAATGTTTTAATTTGATTAACGACTGCTGTATCTAGGCGGCGTATAGGTTTGTCGCCCCCTTCTATTGGAGCAAGTGACATTGTTTCTCTCCACTCATTCGGTGTCATAGCACCACGGTCAACAAGTGCTACCAATGCAAGTTTTGTTGTTAAACTAGCGCACTGTAAGTTGCTTGCTTCAAAGTAAATTTTGTTTCCAAATCCACGTTCACGCCTTGAAAATATCTTTACTGTGTATTGTCCTGTTAATTGTATTGAGTCTGGCTCAATTTCTGCCTCGTAATAAGAGTTCCATTTATCCTCTGTATATTTACTTTGTACGATATCATCGTTTGTATTCAAGAAAGAATAAATGCGTTGCGTTGTTCTATCTAAAATCATAGCGTTTGGCACGTAGTCTTTAGGCTCTATTCTTTCAACTGTTGCTTTGCCATCGACCGCCGCAACTCCCATGCTAGTACTATCAATCGATAGATAATTATTAACAAACTTTGTTGCCTCGACTTTTAGATCTTCGGGTCTCATCGCAGTAACAAATTTTAGCAACCATTTTATTACGCCGCTATTTTTAACCGCATTTACAATACCCTGATCGGTCGTAGTGATAATTTCCATCAACGAGGTCAACGCAGGTGCAGGACTTTCTCCAAATATGTCGTTATCGTTAAAATCATGGCGCAAATGGATTATGTCCGAATATGGGAATACGGATTGCTTACCATTTCTAAAATAAAACTTTAAAAATAGATTAGCCTGGCTATCATATATTGCTTCAACTGTTGTTGCAGGAATGGGATATATCTCAGCAGGATAGCCGAACTCATCTCGCATTATAACCGCAAAAGCATTGTTGTTAAGTTTTAGCTGTGTAGCTAGTTTCTCTTGCATGACTTGACCTGTCATATATGGGTTAGGCTCTTCTAAAAGAAACCTTAAATATGGCTCTGGATTAACTTTAATTCCTGTCGCGTCTGTCCTTATGTGTTTTGCTACTAACTTTCCAACGGCTTTTGCATAAGGTCTTATACATGCGCGGACAATATCGCTTTGAAATAATATTCCATTCCACATGTAAAACCCATTAGCTTGTTGTGTAACCATTTCATACCGTGTCGATTGTGGCGTTTTATTAAAAAATCTTTGAAATAAATTCAATTTCTCACCTCCTTCAAATTCTGCTTAAATATTCTTCATATTTGAGCTGTAATATTACATACGCATCAAGTAACGCTGCCAGGCCATCTACACGCTTACGTTGATTCTTAGTCTTACATGGCTGTATATTTTGGTTCTTATCAGTTTCAATAGCTGTATTAAAAAGGCACACTTTGTCTATCGGGTTATCGTTATACACTACCCTTTTAGCTTCTAAATCTTTACCCAACTGTTGCATTGGTAGAGATAATGTTTTCTTTCCTTGAATAACAGGTATCATAGCTTCTTTTCCAAAGTAGTCACTCATATCATCAACCCAATATTTAGCACTCCAAGCATCATAACCAACATAAACTAAATAAATATCATATTCTTCTTGAATTTCTCTAAACCAAGCTGTAACATCTTTGTAATTTATGGTATTACCCTCGCAAGTTCTGAGCAAGCCTCTATCTCTCCAAGTCGTATAAGGTGTCTTGTCCTCTTTTGTACGTTGTTCGATTAAATCCTCGGGTAACCAATACATTTGTAAAACATAAATCTTTTTATCATTTGGTACCATAAAAATAACCTTCGCCGCTGTCAGATCAGTTGTTTTTGATAAATCGCAACCGCCTATACCGTAACGAGGTTTTAATAAATTAACATCAAATTTTTCTGTATTGTTTAATTGCTCAAAAGTAAGCCATGCTTCACTTGATGTTTCCCTTATGTTGAATTCTTTACATAAAAGATTTTTTACTAAGCTGGGATTAGACTTTGCTCTCTCAACTTTTGATTTTAATTGTGCAAGGTTTTTTATTGTTCCAAGTCCCGGATTTGCTTTCTTCCAGCACTTTTCATTTTTCCATTCTTTACGATTATCCAACTCATAAATAAAAGCTATGAAGTGTTCATCATGATAACCGCTTTCATCAAAATATCCATTTATTACTTTTTCTGATTCGTCATACTTTTCGTCAAATATATCTTCTCGTACAGTTCCCGCAGTCGATGTAATAAAAGTAAGTGGTTGTTCTCTTGCGGTTGTACCATCGTACATAATGTCAAATAAAGCTTTACCATTTTTCCAAGAATGAATCTCATCCATTAGTACACAAGATACATTCAATCCATCGAGTGTGTCACTTTCGCTTGCCAAGGGTTTAAATACACCATCATTAAAATCAGACCTTAATTCTGCAACTAATGTCTTTATTCTTTTTCTCAGTGAGGGTGACTTCCTTACCATACTTTTGGCTTCAAGCCAAATAATTTTAGCCTGGTCACGCTTTGAAGCTACGGCATAAACTTCTGGGCCATTTTCTAAATCACCAACTTGCATATATAGACCAACACAACTTGCTAATAGGGACTTACCATTCTTTTTACCGACAATCAGTATTGCTTGATTGTATTTCCTGATACCGTTAATATCTATAAATCCAAATATTGTTGCAAGCATAGCCTTTTCCCATAATTCTAATATTACGGGTTGCCCGCCAAGTTTTCCTTTACTGTGTCTGCAAAAGTTTTCTATAAACTCTATAACATGGTTAGCTCTTGCTGGGGAATAAAAAAACTCACTGTTATTATCAGTGAGATCATAAACTATCTTTTTATATGTCTTGTGTATTTTAACTGGGACAACCTCTTTACTATTTACAATGTCATTCCAATACTCAAGAATGGGATTGTAATCAGCAGGGTACTTAATCATTTCTATCTCCCACAAATTCATCGAATCCATCACTTTTATCTGATGTATCTTTTGGCAATAATTCTGTTAATTGTTTCAGAATCTGCATATGATTTTTTATCATCGTGTTGTAAACTTCAACTGCTGCGGATTTTTTTATCCCAAATTGATTTTCGCCGTTCTGATACTTTTCGGTAGCACCATTGATGTTTATTTCTTCTTGCAGATCTTCAAGTGTTATTATCATAAATGCGGCATTTTCTATCAATGATACTGTTGTTTTCTTCTTTTTATCGTCAATATCTTTAAATAGATTATTTAGTTTAGTTGTCTCGTTGTTAATCCGTTTATGTTTGGCTAATTTTTCGCTCATGTCTGTATCCCCTTTTGCTACACCCCTCATGCGACTATCTGTGTGTATAATGATAGA